GTGTTTTTTAATAAAAAATCATGCTTTTTAGTTTTTCAAAAAAGTACATTTCTTAATTTTATTTTTATTTTTAAAATAATTTTTAAAATTTTAAAATAAATTAAGAAATGTACTATTTATGTATTATTTTATTATTTTTTTTTTCAAAAAATTATATATATAAAGAAAAATAAAATTTTTTATATTTTAGAGGAATATTTTTTAATAAATTCTTTATCAATATTATAATTAAGTTCAGCTATTTCAAAATTTTCTTGTATTTTTTTTAACATAGTAGTATAATAAAAAATAATAAATAATAAAAGTAATAATAATATAAAACAATATATAGTATTATTACTAAATTTATTCATATCTAAAAAATAAATATATTTTTATTTATTATTTAAAATTTGTTTAATATATTTTATATTAATTTTAGGTAATTCAGGGCAACATTCCCATAAATGTGTTTTAAGATAAGTATGAATGTAAAAATTATCAGGAAACATATGATATAAACCATAATCAATATTTTCAGTATATTTTTTTATATTATTTTTTAATAAATTATTACTAGATTTAGGTAAAACAATTAATAATTGAATATCATTATCAATAAAATCACCATTATTAGTAATATCAGGAGGTAAATTAGCAATAGCATGATTACTAATATCTTTAATAATAGGTGGGAAATTATAAGGATAAAACCATTCATGGTCAATAATATTATATTTATAGTAAGAATAAGTCCAATAAATACCTTTAATATAATTAAAACAAGCTTTATTAATTAAAGAACTATCAATAAGAATATTAGTATTAAATTTATTAAAATAATAAATATATTTTAATTTATCGGGATTAGAATAAATTTTTTTAGCGATATCATCTTTATTTTTAATAGCATAAAAATCACTATTAATATTAGAATTATTAATTTTTTTATTAATATAATTTTCAGTAATTTTAATAATATCATTATTTTCAGTAATAGATAATTGATTAAAAATTTCAGATAAACATTTATGATTAATTACACCATCAATAACCAATAAACCATTATTATTAATAGAAAATTTAGTATGATTTAATAATATATCTAAATCATTATTTTTAATATTAATAGATAATAAATGTGGTATAAAATCATTACCTAATAAAGAACACATAACACAATAACTTTCAATTAAATTTATAGAATTATTAGAAAATATATCAGTATAATCATCGGAAGATAAATTCCATTTAATAATTAAATCTGAAATAATAGCTTTTCTTAATTCAGTAATATTTAAATATTTAAAATTATCATTATTATTTTCTCGCATAAGATAAATATTATCTTTATGAGATATTAAAGATAATATAATTAAATCAGCATCTAAACCGTGTATAATAGAAATTTTATTATCATAATTTTTTAATATATTAATAATTTTGTGTTCACCTTCGCCACAAATATCAGAACCAGAATAATTAAAATTAGTATATTTATTAGTATTATATCTAATTTTATTTTTAAAATAAATATTTAATTTATTCATAAATTCAGTACCAGGAGTAATAGCATTAGTATCCCAAATAATTTTTTCATTATCTATTTTTTTTTTATATGTAGATAAATATCTTCTTTTTCTTTGTTGTATAATTTTAGCTAATGGTGCAATACCGTCAACACAAATATATAAATTTTTTGGTTTAAATTTATTAGCATATTCATTAACTTTTAACCATAAAGAATCAATTATATGTTCTTCATTTGTTTTATTAAAAGCAGTTGGATGTATAATACCATTAAAATCAAAATAATAAATATCCGGTTTAATATCTAAAAAATCAGTTAATATATTATTATATTTTTTAGTTAAGATATAAAAATAATAAGGAATACCCATTTTAAAATTTAATTATATTAAATGTTATATATAATATATATTTAAATCATTTTTTATTTTTCTTATGTGATATTAGATAGAAAAATTTATATAAATAATGGCTTCAACTTTAACAAAAGCAATTATAGGTTCTACACAATCTAAATATGCAGCAATAGCAATATTTATAACAATATTAATAGTATGTATAGCTTTTTTTATATCAGAAAATGATATAAGTATATCAAAAAAAATTATATCAATAATAACAATATTATTATTAGCATTACCAGGAATAATATTATCATTAGTAGAATTAACGTGTATAGTTACAGGTGGAACAACAAATAGTAAAACATGGTGGTGTGGAGTAATAGCATGGGTTACAACACTATTTGTAATACTATATTCAATAATGATAATAACAGCAACAATAAATTCATTAATGACATATAGAGATGCTAATAATAAATTAAAAACATATAATTCCCAAAAAAAATTATCAAAAGAAGAAGCAAATGATGTTGCTGATGCAATAATAACAGCAAATGAAGCAACAATGAATGAAGTAGATCAAGTAGATCCAGTAGTAACAGTTACATCAACACCAGCATCAGTTGTAGTTCAACCAAATATACCAGAACCACCTGTAGTAGAACAACCAACAGTTACAGTTGTAGATCAAACGGGGAATGTAGTAAGTAGTAATATGGTAAATCCATCTATTAAAATTCGAAGAAGTGATTTTACTAACAGTGAATTTGGAAGACAAGATCATGAAGGATTATAATAAGTAAATTATAAATTAATTATATTAAAATATATTATAATATTTATTTTTATTTAAATATTTAAAAAACAAAGATTTAAGAATATAACTTATATAATATATAAAATATATTATATGATTAAATGAAAAAAAATACAATAATTGGTAATAATAATTATATGAGACCACAAACATGTCGTAATTGTGGATTAAATGGACATTTATATAAGGATTGTATACATCCAATAATGAGTTTTGGAATAATATGTTATAAAATAGAAAATAATGATATTAAATATTTAATGATTCAAAGAAAAGATAGTTTATCATTTATGGAATTTATAAGAGGGAAATATGAAACAAATAATATAGATTACATATCACAATTGGTAAATAATATGACAAAAGAAGAAAAAAAATTATTAGAAAAGAAAGATTTTGAATTAATTTGGAATTATGCATGGTCGCAACCACATACCTCAAATATAAAAAATACATCAGAATATATAGAATCAAAAAAAAAATATTTATATTTAGTAAATACAACACTATTTAATGAATTAATAGAAAAATCAAAAAATAATAAATATGAACAAGAATGGGGATTTCCAAAAGGAAGAAGAAAATTAAAAGAGAGTGCAATAGATTGTGCAATTAGAGAATTTTGTGAAGAAACTAGATTAAATAAAAAAAATTTTGATATAAAACATGATTTTAATAATTTTGAAGAAATATTTTATGGTACAAATAATGTATTATATAAACATGTTTATTATATTGCGAAAATTAATAATAATAATATAAAATTAGAATTAGATCATAATTGTGTAGAACAAATAAGAGAAATAAGAGCATTAGTCTGGTATTCATTTGAAGAAGTATTACAAAAAATAAAGAAAAAGAATGTAGAAAGAATAGAATTATTTAAATTAACAGATAATTTAATAAATAATAAAGAATTCAAAAATAATAAATAGATAAGATAGAATGAGTGAAAGATATAAATCTTTTACAGTAGAAGATTGTTTAAAATGGAAAACAGATAAAACAAAAAATCCAAAAACAGGAAGAACTTTAAAATCAAATAGTATAGTATTAAAAGAATTAGAAAAACAATGTAAAGAAAAGAAAGAAACAAGTAAAGTTTACAAAGATAATAAAATTAATGAAAGATATAATAAATATACAGAAGAAGATTGTTTAAAATGGAAAACAGATAAAACAAAAAATCCAAAAACAGGAAGAAAAATTAAAGAAAATAGTTTTGTATATAAACAATTAGAAAAAAATTGTAATAAAAAAGAAGTGAAAATAGAAGATAAAAAAAAAGAAAAAATAGAAGAAACAAAAGAAATTAAAGATAAAAAGAAAAATATAAAATCAATATTAGAAGAAAAATTAAATAAAGAAGAATGTATTAAATGGATAAATAATAAATTTATAAATCCAAGAACAAATAATAAATTAGATAAAACAGGATATATATATGGAATAATAGAAAAACAATGTTCTGAATACAATTTAGAAACAGAAAAAAAAGAAGAAAAATTAGAAAATATAGATGAAGAAATAGATGATAATATTATTATAAATAGTAAATCAAAAGATATAGATAAATCTATAAATAATAAAATTAACAAATATAAAAATATAATAAATAATGAAATATTAAATGATGATGAAGAAAAAGAAATAAAAGAAAAAATATCTATATTAAAAAATAAATTAAAAAAAAAAAGTAAAGAAAATAATATTACTATAAAAAAAGAGAATTTAATTACAACAATTGATGATAATGAATTATATTATCCGGATTTAAATGATAAAAAATTTGTAGATAAATTAAATAATTTATATGAATTTAATATGTATAAAATTAAAAAACATGAAATTATAAAAAATAAAGAAGATTTTAATAAAAATACATTAAAATTATGTGGAGAATTTGAAAAAACATATTATCAACAATTAATAAGTCATTATATATCAAATAGAACACCATATAATAGTTGTTTATTATATCATGGTGTAGGTGTAGGTAAAACATGTAGTGCAATAACATTATCAGAAAATTTATTACAAACACATTCACAATATGAAGAACCAAAAATTTGGGTAATAATGCCAAGTGCATTAAGAGGTAGTTTTAAAGAACAAATATTTAGTATAGCAAATTTTGATGATTATAAAATATTAGCAAATCAATGTACTGGTGATACATATATAAAAATGACACAATTATTAAAAAATACAGAAAAAGATAAAGCAATATTAAAAATAAAAAAATTTATAAATAATCGTTATAGATTATTTACTTATGATGAATTTGCCAAATTAATAGAAAATGAATATGAAAATAAAATATTAGAAGATAAAGTAATTATAATAGATGAAGCACATAATATTAGAAATTCATCTAAATTAGAAGATAAAAGAATATATTTAGCAATTACTAAAGCATTAAAAAATGGTATTAATAATAAATTAATATTATTAAGTGCAACACCAATATATAATGAACCAAATGATATATTAGATTTATTATATTTATTTCTATTAAATGATAAAAGAGATGATATATTAGAAAAAATTAATCCACCTTTTGAAAATATATTTGATAATCAAAATAAAATTAAAGAAGATATAAAAATTTTATTAGAAAAATTAAGTAATAATTATATTTCATATTTAAGAGGAAAAAATCCTTTTACATTTGCTATTAAATTAAATGCAAAAGATAATGGTTTTAAAATATTAGATAAAATAATACCAAATGATCCAAATAATAATCCTATTCCTGAAAATGATAAAAATTGGTTAGATAAAATAGAAGATGGTATAACTTTATCAAAATTAAGTGAAAATCAGAAAAAATTAATTATAAATAAAAAAGATTTAAATGAAAATAATGTACTTTCTAATTTACAACCAATGAATATTGTATATGATGATAAAACAGGAAGTGTAGGATTTTCAAAATTTTTTAATAGAATTGATAAAACAGGAACTATTAATGTATCATATGTTAAAAAATATGAAAATGCATTATTTCCTAATAAAGAAAATTTAGGTTTATATTCCGGTAAATTTTTAACAATATCTGAATTTATTAAAAATTCAAATGGTATTGTTGTTATTTATTCTAGATTTATTGAAGGTGGTATATTACCATTAGCAATAATGTTAGAACATATGGGATTTATGAGAGAAGGTGAAAAAAATATATTAAAAAAACCTTTATTAATTGATAATCCTCCTAAATTTAATTTTAAAAATTCTCCTAAATATTGTATTATGACTTCTCATTCTGATATTAATAACATTATGGGTTCAACTTCTATTGATAAATTAATACCAATTATTAACAATAATAAAAATATAAATGGTGAATTAATTAAAGTTATTTTAATGACACCCATTGCAAGTGAAGGTTTAAGTTTTTACAATACTAGAGAAATGCATATTTTAGAACCTTGGTATCATTTTAATAAACAAAAACAAATTATTGGTAGAGGTATTAGAAATTGTAGACATAATAGTCTTCCTTTAGAAGAAAGAAATATGACTATTTTTACACATGCTAGTTTTGATAATTATGAAATAGAAACACCAGATATTCATGCTTATAGAATTTCTTCTAAAAAATTACATCAAAGTGATATAATTGATAAAATTATTAGAGATAATGCATTCGATTGTTATTTAATGAAAAATATTAATTATTTTCCAAAAGATATATTTAATTTTGATATTAAATTAAAAACTTCACAAAATAAATTAATTGATTATAAATATGGTGATAATCAAATTTTAGAACCAAAATGTAAAGTTAATACATTAGAATTAAATAAATTAGGTTTTAGAAAAGAAACTTATAAAAATTTAATTTATAATTCAAGTAAATTATTTAAAAATTTAATTTTAAATAAAATACATAATGGTATTCGATTTATTGATAATAAGGAAATTATTGATACTCTAGATTTTGATATTAAAATTGTATATGAAACTATTAATCAATCAGTTTATCCTAATAAATTAATTGATAATTTTATTTTAATTACACATAATAATGGTATTCATATTATTGATATAAATGAAAAAAAACCTTTTAATATTAGAATTTTATTTGATAAAAAAGAAGAAACAATTATTGAAAATAATAATATAATTCCTGATGATTTAATATTAGATATTGATTCTAATAATAATAATTTACTTAAAAATACAATATCTATTTATCTATCTTTTAATTCTAATCTTTATTTAAAATTTGTTAATAATATTATTACATCTAATTATAAATCAATTAATACTAATGATAAATATATTGCTAAATGTTTCTTTAATCAAGGTGCTTTAATACATAAAAATGAATTAAAATTATTTCAAAATAATAATGAAATTGAATATATTGGCTATTATGATATTTTTAATATTGATTCTGATATTAATATATATAATTTTAATGAAAAAAGATTTAAATCATTATCTAAAAAAGAAGCAGATTATATTAATATTATTTCTAATAGAAATGAAATTATTATTCCAAATATGCAAAAAGAAAAAATAAGTTCTGGTATTATTCTTCCAAAAAAAAATAAAGATTTTTATATTAATAATTTTAAAATTCTTTCTTTCGGTTCTACTGATGGTAAAAAAACAGGTATCGTTTGTGAATCTCTCTTAAAACCTGCTCAAGATCTTATTATTAAAGAATTTGATGTTAATATGCTTAAAATTAAAAAAACTAAAAAAGAAAAATGTTTATCATTAGCTGAATCAATGTTTAAAATTAATAGACTTTATTTATATCCTCTTTTTAAACCTAAAATTACAAATTAATTGTATCTTTATATATATATTCTTTATCAAATACAACTTCCTTATTTAAATATATAAATTTTATTTTTAACAAAAATGAAATAAATATTACTAATGATTTATTCCATTTATTTAATACTAGTGAATTCATTATTTCTGATGATTTTTTTTGACCAAATACTTTAATATAATTTTTTTCAGATATCTTCTCTATTAATTTATCTTTCATATATTTTATTGATTCTTCATTATATATTATATTTAGTTTTTCACATATTAATTCAAATGGTAATTTCTTTTTTATTTTTTTATTTTGTTTAAATTCTTTTTTATTAATATATGCTTCCTTTTCTATATTATTTTCTTTTTCTATATCATTTTCTTTTTCTATATCATTTTCTTTTTCTATATCATTTTCTTTTTCTATATCATTTTCCTTTTCTATATCATTTTCTTTTTCTATATCATTTTCTTTTTCTATATTATTTTTTTCTTCTATATCATTTTCTTTTTTTATATTATATTCTTCTTCTATATTATTTTCTTTTTTAATATTATTATTTTTTTCTATATTTATATTGCTATCAATATTATCAATATTATCAACATTATCAACATTATCAACATATTGTGTAAATTTATTATATAGATATTTATTATCTAATTTCCATAAAATATTATCATTTGAAAATTTATTATTAAATTTATTAATATAAAGAATTAAATCAATATAATTATTATTCATTATTTATAATAATATAATAAATTATCTATAAATCATTTTTTATATTTATAATAAACTATTTTCGTGTACTAATATATTTAATGTACTATTATTATTAGTATTAATATTTTTTTTTGCAAATTTTTTTTTAAATAAATAAAATTTCATACTAGAAGAAATTTTAATAATTTTATTATTATTTTCATCTTTTTTTTTTAATAAATTATCATCTAATTCATCATATATATCATTATCTATATTAATATCATTATCATTATCATTATCATTATCATTATCATTATCATTATCATTATAATTATCATTATCATTA